GGGGAGGTTGAGATGGATCAGGGGGGGCAGAGTGTCTCGCGAGGTGGGGAGTCGAGGCGCACTGCATTGGCGGGATTCTGGATGGGCTGATGGCGGCCGGCATACCGGAGGACCGGATCGTCGGCATCTCGCAGGGATGGAAGCTCAATGGGGCGATCAAGACGGCTGAGCGGCGGCTCGCCGAGGGTGCGCTGTGGCATTCGGGGTCGTCGCTGATGGCGTGGTGCGTCGGAAACGCGAAGGTCGAGCCGAGGGGCAACGCCGTGTCGATCACGAAGCAGGCGGCGGGGTTCGCGAAGATCGACCCGCTGATGGCGGCGTTCAACGCGATCACGCTGATGGCGCTGAATCCTGCCGCTGCGGGCGGCTTCTTCGCTGAGGTCTGGTAGATGGCGTTCTGGTCCAGATGGTTCGGCGGCCAGGTCGAGCAGAAATACGACACGCTCGATTTGCTCAAGGATCTGTACGGCAGCGCGGCGGCCAAGGCCGGCGTCGAGGTGAGCTGGGCTACAGCCATGCAGTGCAGCGTGGCATTCGCCTGCGCGCGCGTAATCGCCAATGGTCTGTCGCAGGTGCCGTTTCGTCTGATGCGCCAGCGGGACGGCCGTCGCGAACCTGCGCGCGATCACCCGCTGTTCGATCTGTTCGAGTGGGCGCCGAATGACTGGCAGACGTCGACCGAGCTGATGGAGCAGCTGGCGCTGCATCTTGTGTTCGCGGGCCGCGCGGTCGTCTGGACGAATCGTGCGCGCGGGCGCATCGCCGAGCTGTTGCCGCTTGAGCCAGGCAAGGTGCAGGTGGTGCGCGACGGGTGGGAGAACCGGTATCAGGTTGACCTGCCGGACGGCAAGCGCAGCGAGATTCCGCGTACGGAGATCTGGCATTTGCGCGGTCCATCGTGGAATGGGTGGGAAGGGCTGGATGGCGTGAAGCTTGCCCGCGAGGCGATCGGTCTTGCGGTGGCGGCCGAAGGGCACGGGGCGTCCGGGTTCAAGAACGGCCCGTTGCTTAGCGGGATTCTGACGACGAACGCGAACCTCACGAAGGATCAGCGCGAGCAGCTGCGCGATTCGTTCATGGCTGCGCACAGTGGTGACAACGCGGGCCGAGTCGCGATCATGTCGAACGGCATGCAGTTCGTGGCGGCCGGGCAGAACAACGCGAGCGCGCAGTGGAACGAAACGCGACGCATGCAGACCGAGGAGGTGTGCCGCGCGTTCGGGGTCATGCCAATCATGGTCGGCTACTCGGACAAGGCTGCCACCTACGCGTCGGCCGAGCAGATGTTCATCGCGCACGTGGTTCATACGCTGGGTCCGTGGTACGCGCGGATCGAGCAGTCTGCGGCGGTGAATCTTCTGACGCCCGAAGAGCGGCGGCAGGGCTACTACTTCAAGTTCTTCACGCAGGCGTTGCTGCGTGGTGCATCGAGGGATCGCGCGGACTACTGGGCGCGACTGCACGGGCTCGGCGCGATCAGCGCGAACGAGATTCGTGCGCTCGAGGACATGAATCCGTACCCGGGCGGCGACGTGTACGTGATGCCGCTGAATATGCAGATGACCGACGAAGCAGGCCGATTCACAGCGCCGGCTGCGCTGGACTCTTTGCCGGCCGCGGCGCCGTCTGACGACTGATCTCACATCAGGACAGCGATTATGGATCGACTCGATATCGGGTTGCGTGAGCTGAAATTTGCGGCGGGTGACGACGTGTTGCCCATGACGTTCAGCGGCTATGGGGCGGTGTTCGGGAACATCGATGCGCATGGCGACGTGATCGCACCTGGTGCGTTTGCCGAGAGTCTGGCGGCGGTCGCGAAGGGCGAGCGTTCGTGGCCTGCCATGCTGTCGCAGCACGGCGGGTGGCAGATGACGGGCGAGGACATGACGCCCGTGGGTGTCTGGACCGAGTTCGCTGAGGATGGCAAGGGCTTGAGGGTCACCGGCCGGCTGGCCGACACGGTGCGCGGCCGCGAGCTCTACGCGCTGATGAAGATGGAGCCACGGCCGGCCATTGACGGCCTGTCGATCGGGTTCATCGCGAAGACGTGGGAGCCGCGCGTGCGGCCTGAAGACCCGAAGCGCACGCTCAAGGCGATCGATCTGATTGAGGTGTCGCTGGTGACGCGTCCGGCAAATGGTCGTGCACGCGTGTCGGCGGTGAAGTCGATCGAAGAACTCGGCACTCTGAATGACATGCAGGAATTCCTGCGCGATCGATACGGCTGCTCCAAGAGCGAAGCCGTGGCGCTGATCGCGCGGATCAAACGAATCGGGCAGGGCAATCCTGCGGATGACGGACCGGGCAATCCGGCGGTCGAAGAGCTGGTCGCGCTCGCAAAGCGACATGTCTCGATGACGCAAGCAGACGCTATCGCGCACTGGGCGCAATCCCATCGCAGCCGTCTGTAGCCCGTCTTCACTCGCATCCGGCCGCCTTAGGGCGGCTTTTTTTATGGGAACTCGAAATGTCTGACATCTCGGAAATCAAGAGCCTGCTCGAAGCGCAAGGCTCGGCGTGGGAAGAATTCAAGTCTGCCAACGATGCGCTGCTCAAGGCGAAAGCGGACGGCAAGGCGGTGGGCGATCTGACCGCAAAGGTCGAAACGCTGTCGGCTGCGCTCGACAGCCAGATGGTCCGCAAGGACGAGCTGGAAGCCAAGCTCACCGACATCGAGAAGCGCTGGAACCGGGTCGGCGGCAAGAAGGACGATCGCGACATTGGTGCCGAGACGAAGCAGTTCAACGCGATGCGCCGGTCTTTGGCCGCGCCTGGTCGCCAGGTGCCCGACATCACCGAAGAGCAGTGCCTCAAGTACGCCGAGACGTTCGGTCAGTTCGTGCGTCGCGGCTGGGATGGTCTGCAGGACGATGAGCGCAAGGCGATGATCTCGGGGTCTGACCCGGATGGTGGCTTTCTGCTGCCTGCGCCGGCCGTCGGGCAGATCGCGAAGAAGGTGTTCGAATTGTCGCCGCTGCGCGGACTCTTTGGCCAGCAGACCATCTCGGGCGATGCGATCGAGGGCGTCGAGGACACGGGGGAAGCGGATGCCGGGTGGGTCGGCGAGACGCAGTCGCGCGCCGAAACCAGCTCGCCGCAGGTGGGCAAGTGGCGTATCGAGGCGCGCGAGATGTATGCGCAGCCCAAGGCCAGTCAGCGCCTGCTGGATGACAACGTCTACGACGTCGAGACCTGGCTTGCGGCGAAGGTGGCCGACAAGTTCGCGCGCACCGAGGCGAACGCATTCCTGAATGGCGATGGCGTGACGTCGCCTCGCGGGCTCATGACCTACACGACGGCGGCGACGGGCGACGATTCGCGAGCGTGGGGCGTGTTCGAGCACAAGGCCACGGCGAACAACAGCGACTTTGCGTCGTCGGACCCGGGGAACATCCTGTTCGATGTGGTGGGTGCGCTCAAGGCGTACTACCAGCAGAACGGCTCGTGGCTTACGCGCCGAGAGGTAATCACGAAGGTGCGCAAGTTCAAGGGCGCATCGTCGGGGGATTACCTGTGGCAGCCGGGCTTGCAGCGCGGCATCCCGGATCAGCTGTTGGGCTTTCCGGTGGTGTACGCGCAGGATGTGCCGACGCTGGCGACGGGCTCGTTGTCGATGGCGTTTGGCGACTTCCGGTCTGCGTACCTGATCGTTGATCGTGTCGGCATTCGTACGCTGCGCGATCCGTACACCGAGAAGCCTTACGTGAAGTTTTACAGCACGATGCGCTGTGGCGGCGGGGCGGTGAACTTCGAAGCGGTGAAGTTCATCAAGTTCGGCAGCTGATCCGGCTTAACCAGTTTCGTTTGGAGAGAATGACATGCGGCACATTCATGACAACGTGCAGACCACCGTCTGCATCGCGTCGCAGAACCTCGCAACGACCTCGAAGGTCGGTGATGCGATCGACAAGCAGGGCTACGGCGGCGTCGAGTTCCTGATCAACTACGGCACGATCGCGGCGTCCACCACGACGGTGGCCGCCACGGTGCTGGAGTCGGACTCGTCGACCGCCTCGACCTTCACC